AGTATCTACTATACTAGCTGTAGCAGATCCTGTTAATACGCTTTGATAATCTCTCCATTTAAATTCTAATTGTGGTGGATATATAGTATTAGTATCAACACTATAAAACTGCATTACAGGTTGGATTTGAGCATTAGTATTAAATTCTACACTATTCTCCCATTTAGTGATAAAACCATTATTAGCAAATGACCCACTATACCATTTTTCTACTACAGTTTTAGCATTTACTTTTAAATCTTTTGTTGATCTTGTATCGAATGATTGAGTTACAGCATATAATGTTCCATCTGATCCACTATGGTACCAAGCTCCACCTCCGGCCATTACAAAATTTGGGTTATAAGAACTTGTAACATAATGATTAGTACTATCAGTACCACTTCCAGACCAAGAAATACCTGAATTTTTAAAATAAGGTGAATACCAAGCACATCCATCTGTTGTAATAGGTTGGTCTAAATATGTTCCTGTTCCATTATACCAATATTGTGCTACTGGATGAACTGATATGTCTGTAGCTTCAACTACACCTTGGGCTGTTGCAATAAATGATTTAAAGTCTACATCCCATTGTGATCCTGAAATTTTGTTATTTAGAATATCTTCAATCTCGGATTGCACAAATTCTGTTAAAAATCTAGCTACTTGAGGATTAGAATTTACAGCTATATTTAAATTTGATATTGTTGTAATAGGGTCTATCCCTGTATTCATATCTGGGTAGAATGAATATAAAGTAGCATCTTTGTATGGAAAAATTTTATATATTGCCATTTTATGTTTTTTTTAGCCTGTAGAACCTACATTGAAAGCCCCTGCAAAATCTATTTTAGGTAATTTTAACTTATCAAAAAATTGCCAATTTGCTTTTTGTTTTTGGACAGGAGGTAAGTTAGGTTCTAAATTTTGATCTAAATATCTTTTTCCTTGGATAGGAAGATATTGGTGTATTTCTGTTCTAATTGGTTCGTTTTTAACATTTCTTAAAAAATCTCCAGCTCCTTCTTCATCACCATATCGATTTCCTACTATTGTTGAAGTGTATATACCTCCAGGAATTTGTGGAGAATTAGTTCTATTAGGTCCTCCTGTAGGTGAAGGGTTTTCAATATCTAAACTAGTATTATCTTTAAAAATATTTTTATTAGGATTTATATTAGTTCCTTGAATACCAAAATCACTTGTAGGAGTTGCAGTGTCACCATGAACACCACTTCCGTTTCCTCCAGGAGTACTATAATTTAAATATGTGTTAGTAGGAGAATATTTATGTTCATGACCATATTGAGGAAAACTTACGGGCCCTCCATTAGGTAAAGGGTTTGTAACATCATAATTAGTTTGATTTAAACGATCCTTTAAACTATAATTATAAGTAGGTCCTGGTGATCTTAATGGTCTAAAATTAGGGTTAACTGGCATATTTATTTATTTTTTATTATAAAGGTACTACTCTTCCTTTTATATCATTATTAGGATACTTTATTTCAAATATGCTAGGATCTAAACTTGGGTAAATAACACCGTTTAATGTTGCTGCTCCTATGTCATAAGAATATTGGGAATACCCTATTGAAGTTCCTGCTTTATTTAAAAATTTAATATCTTTTATTGTTTGAACACCTTCAATTTTATCTAATAAAACAAATAAATCTTGTATTAAAATAGGTTGGTTTAATTGCCACTTATCTCTATCAAAATATTCCTGTAATGTGGTAATACAAGATAATATTACTTGACTGTTTATAAAATTAGGTAAAACTACTATTTCAAAATCTATTGCTATATTAATAATGTAAGCATCTTTTATTTCAATACTATCACCTATCATTTTATATTGTGATAAATAAGTTCTTAAATTATTTTTTAAGGAATTTGTAGGTGTTGAAAATTGTCCTGCACTGTTTTGAGATAAAAGATACATACATAAAGTTTCAGCTGTAGTAGTTTCATTATCTAGTGTAGGTTTTTCTATATATAATTTAGCTATAGAACCAAATTCTGAGGGCATGCTCATAGCTCTTACTTTATAGTCATCTAATGTGACTGTTCTTTGTTGAGCTGCTATTTGCATTAAAGTATTTTGTCTAATTTCCTCAGTAGTATCTCCGGCTTGACCTCCATCAGCAGCATCTAAATTATTACATGCTAAAGTTCCAAATATGTAGTTTGAAGTAGTAGCATTTAAATTGGATTGATTGAAAAAAGTATTTGAAGCATTTAAACCTGTTAAATTTCCACTAGCTACATTAGACTCAACACCTCCACCAGTTAAATATCTTACTGTCAAAGTAGTATTTGAAGGGGAAATACCATAAGTATTTGTAAATAAAAAGTTTGTAGGTGAATATGCTGTTGTAAGTTTATCTTGTTCAAAGGGTAAACCTATACCTACATTATTTGGGTTAGGTGTTATTAATTCATCGGTATCATTTGGGTTACCAGCTCCAAATTGTATTTGTAAATTATTTTCTGATGTAAATCTTGTAGCAAAACGTCTTTGACATTTTTTAAGTTGTAATAAATAAGGAACTTCACCTGCATCTGCTACATTATTAGGATAATTAGGATTAGTATTTTTTATACTATCAAAAACCATTTCTTGACCTAAATAATCTACTTCTTTCCATACATTACCATCTGAATCTGTGATATCTAATATTTTTATAATATTATTTGTTGCGATATTTATAGTTTGAAATGGGGATGGTGAACCAAAAGAAAAAGTTTGAGTATTAATTGTAGCAGAAATAGTATTCCTTGTTTTTTTTAATAAATAATATTGAGGTTCATCTCCAGCTATTTGATATATTGATATTTCTGTAGGATCTAATGAACTAGAAAATGAAAAATCACATTTATCTTGCATTAAAAATGTAGAAGAAGGTAATGTTTCTGTTGATACTGTTGAATTCTCTCCTATAGTTACTGTATAATCAAAATCAGGAACATATTCATTTCCTACTAATTTAGAAGGAACTTGTTGAAATAATTCCATCTTAGCTTGAGCTGCTCCCGTTACTTTTGGCTTATAACCAAACATATAAGCTAGTTCATATAAATTATTTGTTTGTCTAGCTAATGTAGTAAATGTTTCTTGTAATTGGTTATCTAAATAAAATGACATTACATCGCTTACATAAGCTGCTTGCTCCATAAACATCATTCCTGGTGAGGCTGGGGAGAAATCATTATAGGTATTAGGAAAATAGGTTTGAGAAAACTCTATTAATCTGGCTCTAATATCAGAAAAATCCCTATCTAAGTATTTTACATCTCTATTTATTGGTGTAGCCATTAGTTAAATTCTATTTGTACATCATCATTAATGTTAGTGTTAAGAACACTATAGTTTAATGATATTGATATTTGGTTATTATCTTCTTTTTTAAATATTTCTAAATTTTCAACATTTATATTAGGAAAAAACTCAACAATTTGTAAAAGTAGTAATTCTTCTATAGAATCTAAATTATCATTTACAATTTGTTCAAAAACAAAATTTCTTAAACCACCTCCAAATGTTGGGTTTAAAGGTCTTTCTCCTTGATTTGTAAGAAAGAAATTAATTAAATTAGATTTAATTGCTTCCTTTGTGGTATAATTAGGCTTAAACACTCCAGGTGCAGAAAAAGGTAAATTTACTCCTACAGCAGCACTTTTATTAAAGTCAATTGGAAATATTTGTTGTGCTTCAAATGCCATTATTTAGTCATTACTCCCATTATTTGATTCATATTAACTTCTCCTGCTGGTAGACTTCCATTTGCTGAAGTAGTATCTCCAGCTCCTTGGGGATTAAATGGTTTATTACCAAACCCTTTAGCATGTGAACTATTCATATTCAACCCTGTTTCGCCTATAATATCCAAATAAGATTGTCTTTGTTCTTTTAAAGATTTTTTAGGTGTTTGTGTAACAGTGAGTGTAGTTGGTGATGTAATACTTTCTTGTATTGGCTGTGTAACTACAGCTTTAGGTGCTTTAATTGCCTCTAGTAAAACTTCCTTTAGCTCTTCTTGTATAGCCTCTCTAACAGCTTCTTTTATTATTTTTTTAAGTGCTTCGGTTTTCATGTTTGTGTTTGTTATAAATATTAAATTAATCTGCTTTTAAATCATTTTGTTGTATATAAAATACTAATTCATCTATTAATATTTGATCGTTGGATGAGAATGAAGGTTCTCCCTTAAGTAAAACTACCCCTGCTTTATTTTTAGCAATAGCTTGTCTTCTTTTTAATTGGTTATCAGTATTATCTTTTACAGATACTACATCCATTTCAAACCCATTTATATTAGTAATTACTGGGTTTCCTTGTAAAATTTGTTCTTGGGTAGCTTTTAATAAATCATTAGAAATAGTTTCTTGTGTTGTTATATTTTCTTCAAAATTTCCACTAATTTCTTTTGTACATCCTAAAATTGCCATATCTAATATACTTAATAGAGCTAAAGCTTTATTTAAATCTTCTATTAAAAATTCTAATTGAAATAAATTACTTCCTAATTTTGATTTAAGGGATTTGATTAAATCTTGTAATGCTTTAATAAGATCCTTAGCATCTAAAAAAGGACCTACTGGGATTGGTGTAACAGCTGTTGATGGAATATAAGGAAGAACTTTAACAACAATTTTTGCAACATTAATTACTTTTTCAAATTTTTCTAATATTTCAGGAGGTAAACTTAGAATTTTTCCAATAGAAGATATTCCTTTAAGTAAATTACTTAACTGTTTAGTAAATTTATTTTTAAGTTCAATAGTTTTATTTAATGCTTTTATATCTGCGGGACATACAGCCTTTAAATCTATAAAACTAAGGTCTTTCTTTTTTAATAATTTATTAATTTCTGTTATACCATAAGCAGCTAATAAGGTTAAAATAGCAGGCCATAATAATTTTTTTAAAGTAGATGTTAGCCTTGAAATTATTAAACTTATAGCATCCTTATCAGGTAAATTTTTTAAAAGTGATAATTGTTTTTCATTAAAATCACTTAATTGATTAAGTTCTTTTTCTATATCTTTTTCAATAGGGGTTAAAGAATAAACTCCTAAATCTTCTATAATATTATTATCTAATGTAAAAGGAACAATATCAGATATAGTATTATAATCTTTTAAAGATATTGTAAGTGTAAATTGATTTCTAGTATCATATTGTCCTTTTAAATCAAATTTTCCCTTAGGCATCACTTGAGATCTTGTAGTTTCTCCTTTGGAACTTTCAATTAAAGCTCCTGAAAGGGGTTTTTTATTATTATCTACTATGGTACCTTTAATAGAGAAATCTTTTATGGTTTTTTCAGCTACTACTTCAAATTCATCTAAAACAGTATTAGATTCAACTAATTTTATAACCCCAAAATTTATTGAATTAGTTGTAGTTGTTTTTTGTATTGTTTGAGGAGAATAACCTACTGAGGTAAATTCAAAATTATAAGTTTCATCATTATTTAAATTAACTGAAGTAAAAATATGACCATCAACATCTGTAGCAAAACCTACAGTACCAGGGTTTGGAGTAATTTTAACATTTGTAAAAGGAACACCTTCACTTATATTTGTACTATTTACTACTCTACCGGTTAATACTATACTTGCCATTATATTAGTTTACTTTGAGTAGATTTAAAACTTTCAATTTTTGCTATAAATGTATTAGCTCTAGCTAATAGTTCTCCGGCTGGAGTTGATTCATGTGCTGCAGGAGCAGGAACTCCAGCTGGCCATATAGTAGCAGTTTGCAAAGCTGTAGAAATATAAACTATACCTTGTACTAATTGTCTTAATTCTGTTAAAAATTTATCTCCTAATATCATAGATTCAAAAGAATCAGCTTCATTTTTGGGTTTTCCTAATCTAATTTCTTCAGATTCTAATATTATTTTAGAATTAGCTTTAATGTTAACAGATTTATTAGATCCTATAAACATTGTATTATCACTACTCATTAAAATACTATCCATTCTTGAATTAAATACAAGTCTATTGGATGTTATAATAACTTGAGAATCTTCATATACATCTGGTTTTTGAATTTCATTTTCTAAAAGTGAAGAATATGAAGCATTTGAAGCTAATAAAGGTAATTTTTGGTGAGAAGTTAAATATATTGAAGATTGGTCAAAATTAATATTTTCAGTAATACGTTCCCAACCATTATCGGAATCAAAACCTTGACCATTTTTAATTATAGTAATAGGATCCCCATTTTTACCTATTTCAGTAGGATCTGACCATTCATTGTTTACAAAATTTTCCTTAACTATATCGCTTTTAGGAGGTTTTGCTGTGCTTCCCAACCTTATACTATTGCCCCATCTTCCTTCATAAATAACATCACCAGGGAAGGGTAATAAAGGATTAATATTATTTCTTTCTAAAAATGTTTTTTGAAAATCATTAGTGGGGCTATTTAATTCTATACTATTTCCATCCTGTAAAAGAGATCCTGAATCTGTTTTTCTAATAGGTGATCCTATTGATGTTTGAAAATAATCTTTATTAGATGATGGGGGAGTATTAGGTGTAATTGGATTTGGATAAGCGTTATGATGTGGGCTATTCCAAACACTTATAACATTTATATAATAATAGGTTTCACTTGAGGTATTGGCTCCCATATTTTTACTAGGTAATGAAAAAAGTAAAATTAATTCATTAACTAAAGGATAAGTTGATGCTTGAGGAAAAAAAGGTCTTGCTGGGGTATTATTATTAGATCCTTGTAAATCATTTTCTTCAAAAAATATAGTACCAATACTATTCCAACCTCCTTGAGAATTAAAATTAGGGTGTTCTTTATCTAAAATGATATCCGTAACTCTTGCTACTATCATTTTATCTTTAATAGTAGAAAGCATAGAACTTAAACCTGAGGGGTAGGTTAGTTTTCTAGATCTTCGCATTTAATCTTCTTTTTTAGGTGGTAATTGTAAATTTTGTATCTCATTTAGTAGTTGTTCTTTTTCAGCTTCAGAAATACCAAACCCATTGTCTTCATTACCTTCATTGGCAAATATACGTTGGAATATTGTAGCAACTTTTATAAGTGCTTCATCATTTTTAATGCCTAATTCCATGTATTCTTTTATAAGTGGTACAATCATTGTAGCATCACCTATATCACTGATTAATGGTTTTAATTCGTTGATTAATGCACTAATTTGTGTTTCTTTTTTCTTTTGATTATCGTAAATTTCTTTAAGTAAATCTGAGTAGGATTTTTTACCGAATATATTTTTGTCTAAATGGCTCATAGCTATACGTTTGGTTCATGTATAAATATGATTAGTTAAGGTCTTTCGAAATCTATATATCCTGTTTCTAAGTAATAAACATAATTATTTTTAAATAACCCATATAACTTATTTGCTATTTTAGTTATTTTGGGTGTTTTAACTTCCAAACCATGTGTAGCCATTATTTCTCTAATGTAAATATATAAGGCTTTTTTATTAAATATTTCTAAATTTTCCCTCTTTCTAAATAGTTCTAATATTGCATCTGCTACTTTAGAATCATTACCCTTAGGAAAAAATAGGTCAAATCTATCTTCAACATATTTAACATATTCATCTATAAAAATACCTAATTTTTCTTTTTCTTTTTCTTCACCCATCTGATATGAGTAATTGTCATCTTTGTATAATTCATCTACAGGAGCTTTTTGAACTCGTTTTTTGTAGTTTTTTGTATTATATACTATTAACCAATTTTTTGTTATAGTGCCAAAATATGAATATGCTTTAGCTCCATTATCTGGATTAAATAGATGTAATTTAGAAAGTAAAAAAGTTATTACTTCATGTTGTAAATGTTCTATTTGGTCTACTTCTGTGTAATAAAATTTAAAAGTATGAATTATGTTTTCTGTTAATTTAAAAAAAGCATAGTGGATTTCATCTCTATATATTTTACTTCTAACTTCTGAATTTGGTTCATTATTATACCTAACGATAGCCTGTTCGGTATCTTTAGTAAAGTAGTTTTTACTCTTGGGTCTTCTTTTTTTAGCCACGGTAATCATTTTATTTCTTTTAACTTGAAATCGTTTAAGATATCTTGAATTTTTTGGATGGAATTAAAAAATTGTCCAACCTCATCATCAGATTTAAATGTACCGGCTCGATCTATTTCTTTGAGTTTTTTATCAGATGCATCTATTGTTTTAGATAATCTATCTAAATAATTGAGGTATTCTGCTAAAATGTCTTCTTGTTTTTCATTTTTGCGCATTAAATTAAAAGTGGTAAATCCTAAGATTACCACTAATACTGATAGGGAAGATATTAATATTATTTCTATCATAAACTATTTAACATGTTTTTTAAACCTTCACTTTTCATTGAACCAAGTGCTTTAGTTTTTACATCCAATTTTTTAGCCTTAGGTTTGTCTAAAACTTCTTCATTGAATTTAGAAAGCCATACTTGTTCGAATTCGATTCTTGCTGCCATTAAGTCTGCCTGATGAATTATAAATACC